CGGCCACACTCACCAACAGAAGACAACCATTCGAGATACTCACCATGTTGAAATGCGTGGGTAGAATGAAGATCTTTAGATAACACAGTTCTTGGGCTACGAACGCTCAGCGATGTTTGGGTGCCAGTAACAACATGAGTTTGGCAAAACTCTACTTCAGCAAGATCATATACGGGTTTTTCCACTTTCATGGTAAAACCCATACTTAGGAACCAATCAGGCAAATCGTACAATGAAGTGCGATTGTGTCTTTCCAGTATTAAGACACAATCGTCACCATTGTTGGCAAGTGCAAATTTACGATATCTCTTGTGTTTACAATAACTGTAAACCATCGAGCTCATTAACAAGCAATTGCCAAGGGATGTATTAATATCCCCAGATGCTCTGACGCCCTCTGTTTCATATTTGATCTTTCCTTCCGGTAGGTATGCCACACCAATGTTGTGTCGTTGCCATTCGAGGAGTTCCGACAACTCCTCTCGATCGTAAGACATAGAGTCTAAGTAAATGCTATGTTCCCACTCAAGCGCAGTTTTTGATACATGTTGATCAAAGCGGGAAGCGTCCAACCCGATAAACACTGGATCGGAAAACCTGGAAGCTTTCAATGTCAAGTGTTTAGCGGCAGTCACAGCATTTAAACCTTTAAATATTGTCTTGTCACCCAATCCATCCCTGTCAAACATTTGGTCAATTCGATTATAATACTCATGTTCATTATGTTTCAGGAATCGTGCGAGACACAAATTATACCGTGGATTTCGGGGTTGTATAATTCGTGGAGCCGGATCATTTTTGGCTACATCTATCTTCTCGCACTTAACAAAAGTCTTGAGCCATGCATCGACGCGGGTCAATGGCTTAACCAACAATGAAGCGTATGCTTTCTCGTAAACTTTAAGTTTAGAGCCGTGCCACAAGCTCAATGTAGAGCGTATTGGCAAGGGTTTCAACTTAGGAAACGAGTTCAAGTATATCCTCACAGCGTCTAGACGGCGTTTGAATTTCTCATCAGGAAGTGGCGGAGCTTTAAGAACCCCATCAGAACCTCTGACAAAAAACACTCGCTCCACTAACCCTCGCTTGACATTAGTCAAATTAGAGTCATGGATAAAGTATCGCTTATCGGAGAAGATGGGTCCAAACACAGTGCTCGCTCTGCGTTTTGGCAAATGGCGGAGGGATCCGGAAACCTTCATCTGCACACCCTCAGGACAATCCACGTTGATTTTCGTAGTTTGTCCCTGCAGACAGGCCCGGCACCCCTATTTGATCGTGTCAGAACAGTTGAGAGATTCAATCACTCTCAACGCAATCTCGTATGATTCAGGGCGCACAAAGCAGGCCAATAAAGCCTCGCCAAGCAGTTCCAACCGGATGTTGTGACGAACTCGTTGTTCTTCGAATATTCGAAGCAACACGGTTTCATACACTAATCGGTTGGCAACCGTTGGGGATAATATTCCAACCTTGGATTGTGCCAATACAGCGAATTTAATCGGAGCTCTGGAACTCTTTACATCTACCACGGTTTCTCCTACCTCTGGATCGTCGTTCAATTCAGTGAAGTAATCGGCTTTTACTTGTTTGAAGAATCGTTGTGCCTCTACGTCCAGGACAACATTTGATGCGATGGCAAAGAAAAAACAGGGGACGAGTAAAGCTTGAACGACGATCCAGAGGTAGGAGAAACCGTGGTAGATGTAAAGAGTTCCAGAGCTCCGATTAAATTCGCTGTATTGGCACAATCCAA